GCTACTATTCTGCACAGTCTTTCTTATAAGCGGGAGTCAATGGGTTGAGCAAGCCTAAGGCAACACCTGCTCGGAAGCCGAGGGCAGTCGTGCCAAGCGTCACAGTTGCCCCCATAGGCGACTTATCACCCGACCCGGCAAATGTACGCCTACACCCTGAAAAGAACGCTCAGGCGACAAATGCAAGCCTCAGGCGCTTCGGTGCGGGGCGATCCATCGTCGTAGATGGCAAGAATGTCGTGCTCGCTGGGAATCAGACGCTCGAATCGGCCAAGGCGGCAGGCATGACGGAGGTGCTGATTGTCGAGCCGCAGCCTGATCAACTGGTTGTGGTGTGACGGCCCGACTGGTCACCAAGCGAAGCGAACGCCTACAAGATTGCCGACAACCGCACAGGCGAGCTGGCCGAATGGGATGATGTGGCCTTGGCCGAGCAGTTACGCGCGCTGCAGTCTGAAGATTTTGACATTGAGGCGGCGGGGTTCACGGATGATGATCTGAGCGAACTGATTGATGGGCTGTCGGAAGATTTGGCGGGGGATGTCGGCGGCAATGAACCAAGACCCACCCTCGCGGATCGGTTTATCGTCCCCCCGTTCAGCGTGCTTGATGCCCGGCAAGGATACTGGCAAGATCGAAAGCGGGCGTGGCTCTCGCTTGGTATTCAAAGCGAATTGGGACGCGGGGCGGGTGGGATAAACTCTCAGAGCAAAATGGCGCTGGAGTTAGCGGGAGGGTTTCAGAATGATCCGGCTCACAAGGCAATGGGGCTGAATGGGGGGGCAAGCCCAGGCGGCAGCCCGAGACCGGCAATGAAACTTGAACAAGGGCGAACCGTACGTGGCGATGGTCGCGGTCGTAAACTTACCTGAGATTGTCGAGCACGCTGGAATCCTCGTGGTGCGCGACGATCGAACACCGGGCGGCACAAAGGCTCGCGTGATCCACCGGCTGTTCGATGAGCGGCGGGAATATGTTTATGCTTCGCCCGTCCAGGGGTTCGCTCAAATCGCATTGGCGCATGCAGCCCGAGAACATGGCAAGCAGGCGACGGTGTTCTCTGCTCGCCGAAAGCAACTGCATGTCCGAACCTTTGCCGCAGCGCGGGCTGGTGCTCGGATCGTTCAAGTCTCGCCGGGATACCTGAACGTAGTGCAGAAACGGGCTCGTGATTACTGTGGCGTAAGCGGAGCGAGGCTCTTGCCGTTCGGTCTCGATTGCCGCGAGATGATCGATGGAATTGCCGATCTGGCGCGATCGCTTGGCCTCTCGCCTGCCGAGGTTTGGTCTGTGGCGGGGAGTGGCGTGTTGACGCGAGGCCTTCAGATCGCGTGGCCCAATGCTCGGTTCCACGCCGTGCAAATCGGACGTAAGCCGAACATCGGACGCGCAAAACTGTACGTCGCGCCGGAGGCTTACGAGGACCCGGCCAAAGTGCCGCCGCCGTTCCCCTCGTGCGATAATTACGACGCGAAGGCGTGGCGATTCATCAAGCAGCATGCCTCGCCCGGTGCTCTCTTCTGGAACGTAGCCGCCTAATGCCAAAAGCAGACGCTCGCACATTCGGGCAAGACCTCATGCGAGGCGAGCACGTCGTTGGAAACGGGGGGGGCAGGCCCACCTGGGTTGCTGGCGATCGCGACGAATCTGGTCTTGACGAGACAAGCCGCAAGATTCTTGCGGCTGGCGAAGCGACCGGCACCTCGATATTCGACCCCGTGCTCTGCGAACTCGCCTACCGCTGGTTTTGCCCCGAGGGCGGCTCAATCCTCGACCCATTCGCGGGAGGCAGCGTGCGCGGAATCGTTGCGTCGAAGCTTGGTTATCGCTACACCGGCATTGACCTGCGGCCCGAGCAGATTGATGCCAACCGCGAGCAGGCTAAACAAATCACGCCCGAGAATCCACCAACGTGGCACGTCGGCGACTCAATGAACGTCACGACGCTCGCGCCTGGCCAATACGACCTCGTGTTCTCATGCCCACCTTATTCCGATCTCGAACGCTACAGCGACAACCCCGCCGACCTGTCCACGATGAACTATGCGACGTTCCTGGCGGCATACCGAGCCATCATCGCGGCCAGCGTTGGCATGCTCAGACCTGATCGGTTCGCATGCTTTGTGGTCGGCGACATTCGTGACAAACACGGGTTCTATCGCAACTTCGTGGCCGACACGATCGCGGCATTCCAAGACGCCGGGGCACGCCTCTACAATGAGGCAATTCTTGTGACCGCAGTCGGCTCACTGCCGATCCGCGTGGGGAAGCAATTCGGCAATTATCGGAAGCTCGGCAAAACGCATCAAAACGTCCTGGCGTTCTTCAATGGTAATCCGAAGAACATCCCCGATGCACTGGGCGAGGTATCAGCGGACGAATGGGGTGAGGTCGATGCGGCCTGATTCCTCAATCCGGCTGATGCGATATCGCCCCGGCTTGCTGGCTTCGGCGATTGCCGCCGATTCGGTCTCTTGTACGGACTTGCCATCACGCCAGGCAAAGTTGCGATCATCCCATGTGGCGAGCTTGTAATAGGGATATGCGGCGTGTTCTCTGCGTTCAAACGGCTTCATATCGGACCCCCTTGATGGATTAAACCCACTCTAGCACACGAAACCGATGGGCTCAATCGCAACACGATTAAAATGAAAGCTCCCGGCTTTTCGCCACCACAACTGGCTATCATGCTGAGCAAGACAGGCGTCTTTGTGGTCACCGAAGCAATGATCCGCGACGATATTCAGGCTGGTGCGCCGACGAACGCCGATGGCACAATCAACCCGATCCGCTATGCGGCATGGCTCGTGAAGCAAGACTTGAATGGCTCAGAATCTTAGACACCTTGGGTTTGGCGAATTGTGCCGAGTGGTGAACTCAACGGCACTCGGAGCGGTTCTTACTCCGCGCCAACTCAATCGGCACCGCGTATTGGCAGGTTTACGCATCGGTGGCGAGAAGCATGTTGACCTGATTCGATACATGGCCTGGCTGGCACAGCGTCGCCATGATCCAGAGCCGCCACCCGAATACAAGAGCACATATGAACGCGTCAAGGATGTCGCGGCCAAGCGATCGAAAGACATATTCGAGAGTGGTCGTGACATCGGGCCGATCCCCGAGGTTGCCAGCCCAGAGCAAAAACATACTTGCAAAGGCAACTTTCGCCTGTTTTGCGATACATACTTCCCGTTTACGTTCAATTTGCCGTGGTCCAATGATCATCTGAAGATAATCGAGAAGATTGAGACGGCCGTCTTGCAGGGCGGATTATTTGCAACGGCAATGCCGCGAGGGTCTGGTAAGACAACGATAGCTGAGGTTGCCTGTATTTGGTCAGTGCTATACGGTCATCGCGAGTTTGTAGCATTGATTGGCAGCGACGAAGGGCATGCTATGCAGCTTCTCGACTCGATCAAGACGGAACTAGAGAGCAATGAACACTTGCTGGCGGACTTCCCCGAGGCGGTGTATCCAATCGAGCGACTCGAAGGCATCGCGAACCGCTGCAACGGTCAGTTGCACAACGGCGAGCGGACCCACATCGGCTGGACGGCCAAGGAAGTGGTGCTGCCGACTATTCCAGGCAGCGTGGCCAGCGGAGCAATCATCAAGGTGGCTGGTTTGACCGGCGGCATTCGCGGAATGAAATACAAGCGAGTGGATGGTCAAGCCGTGCGGCCAACGCTCGTCGTTATTGACGACCCGCAGACTGACGAGTCTGCACGTAGCCCAATACAGTGTGCAACTCGCGAGAGCATCCTGGCTGGCGCTGTGCTCGGGCTTGCTGGGCCTGGGAAGAAAATCAGCGGGATCATGCCGTGCACCGTGATTAGGCCGGGCGATATGGCAGATAGCATTCTGAATCGAGACAAACACCCCGAGTGGAACGGCGAACGAACGAAGATGGTCTATAGCTTTCCGACAAACGAGAAGCTCTGGGACCAGTATGCGACGATTCGCGCGGAGAGCCTACGCAATGATCACGGCGGGGCGGAGGCCACCGAGTTCTATCGCGAGAACCGCGACGCGATGGATGAGGGTGCAGCGGTCGCATGGGAAGCCCGATTCAACCATGACGAACTTTCCGCGCTCCAAAACGCGATGAACCTGAAGCTACGGAACGAACACGCCTTCTTCGCTGAGTATCAGAACGAGCCGCTGCCCACACAAGCCGTCGATGAGTCGCTGCTCACTGCTGACGACATCGCGACCAAGCTCAACCGCATGGCACGCGGGCTCGTACCGCTCCAGTGCACGCGGCTCACGGCATTCATCGACGTGCAGGGTACGTTGCTCTATTACGTGGTCGCGGGCTGGGAGGATGATTTCACTGGCTACGTGATCGACTACGGCACATACCCAGACCAGAAGCGGCCTTATTTCAGTTTGCGGGACGCGAAGCTAACGCTTGCCACGGCGACGAAGGCGGCCGGACAAGAGGGCCAGATATACGCGGGGCTTGAGTTGCTGACCGCTCATCTGATGGGCCGTGAGTGGCCGCGCGATGGCGGCTCGGTTTCGCGTATTGACCGCTGCATGATCGACTCAGGATTCTGGACGGACGTTATCCACCAGTTCTGCCGTCAATCCGCCCATGCCGCGAACATTACGCCCAGCAAGGGGCTTGGAATTGGCATAGCGGCTCGACCGATGGCCGAGTACATCAACAAGCCGGGTGATCGGGTGGGGCTCAACTGGCGTATGCCACTCGTGCAAGGCAAGCGGGCCGTGCGCCACGCCGTCTACGACACCAACTTTTGGAAGTCGTTTGTACAGACTCGGCTTGCCGTCCCGATGGGTGATCGAGGTTGCCTGAGTCTATTCGGGGACAAGCCCGCGACACACCGTTTATTGGCAGACCACTTGACGGCCGAATACCGAATCGTGGCCAGGCGAGACGGCGACACACGGGTTGTGCCGATGTGGAAAGAGAAACCCGAGCGGCCCGACAACCACTGGCTCGATTGTCTCGTGGGCTGTGCGGTGGCCGCATCAATCCAAGGGGCGACGTTGCCTGGAACCACCGAGGCGAAACCGACCAAGCGGCAGCGCGTCAGTTTTGCCGCCATGCAGGCTGCCGCGAGGGGGAAACAATGAAACTGAAGTATGTCCGAATCAATGACAAAGATGTGATTTGCGATGAGAATGGCAACGTGCTTGATGATGTGAGCGGATATAGGTACGAACAGCTAACGCCGGATGATGTTGCGAGTTTGACTGTTCGGGTGTTGATGCCAGAAACCCTATGGGACCCCGACCTTGGTGTGCACGAAGGTGGAGCGCCGGTTGATCTGGAGCCGCGACCGCTATGAGCGAACCTTGTGAAGTTTGCGGTGAGCCTGCCACCCACGTATTTGCCCACACGGTCGAAGTGGAGCCGCCGGGCTCATTCCGTCAACATTCCATCGTGAGCCGTCATCATCGTTGCGGCAAGCATGCCGACCCGGCCACATTCACGCCAGCCGACTGGCCAGTGCCGATCAATACAGTCCCGCCCATCGATATTGAGACAACGGCACACGCGAAACCCAAGGCATGATGACCCTCGTGGCCGATGAGCGTGAGACCAAGCCCGAGACCGAGCGAGGCTTAGAGTGCCGTAAGTGCGGGTGTCGGCACATGTTCGTGGTCTGGACGCGGCATCAGCGGGGGAAGATCGTGAGGCGACGCGAATGTCGCTATTGTGGCACGAAGATCACAACGTTTGAGCGGGAGGCGGGATGATGTACATCAGTTATGATCATGAAAGGAGGATTCAAGCAATCGGCGATGCCGCCTCGTATCTGTGGCAATATGGATGCGAACCCACGCTATCGGAAATCAGCCAGCGGACTCAGATTGATCAATTGACAGTTGCCGATATTATTCGCCGCTATCCAGATCGCCTTGGTGCTCTCTCGGATATTGCGACGCGACCAAAAGAGACATGGAAAGATCGTCTTGACATTGTGCGTCGTGAAAAAATAGAGCGTGGCGAATTGCCGCAACGCGGCCACAAGGGAACGCCACCCAAGGCGTATCACGTGTCGCCCGTGCCAACGCGAGTCGCTGGAGGTGTGGACGATATTGAACTCGATATCGAAGACATATACAAAAACGTGCTTTATCGGCGACGAAGATTGTTGTTTCCCTACTCATGTAGGCAATAGTTACACATCCGTAATCATCCCGCTACATCATCACATTTTGATTGACACCCCATAGGACTATCGTTCTAAACTTCCAATAGACAACCAGATACGGGCGACGCTTGCGACTGATCATCGTGGGCGAATCCAGCGAATCAATGAGCCGTTCGGGGCCGAACCCCCGCACGGCTTTTTGTTGCGCTCGCCCTTCTGGTTGCTCTACCGAATTTGGGAGCACGTTCTATGGCTTGCGAACCCTGCGAAGACGCCACAACTGCCGATGCCGCGATTCTGGCCGCGATGACCGGGCCTGCCAAGGTGACAACGGACGGCGTGACGGTTGAGCAGCACAAACTTAGTGAGCTGATCGCAGCGGCCAACCACGTCGCGTCCAAGTGCTCTGCAAGCAATTCTCGGCGTGGGATCAGGTTCACTCAACTCGTGCCACCGGGGACCGTCTGACGTGCCACGAATCGGCCCGCACGCCTCTACGTCTCGCATCTTGGCTCCGAATGGGAAGCCGTTCGAGTCGATGCCACGTCCGCAACGCAACGCGGCGGCTGGCTACGATGCGGCCCAAACCACGGCCGACAATCGCCGCCATTGGGCGAATGCGGATGGCCTGTCTGCGAGAGCCGCAAACTCGCCTGAAGTGCGACGTAAGCTACGGATGCGATCGCGGTATGAGACTGATAACAACAGTTACCTACGCGGCATCATTCGCACGCTGGCCAATGACGTGATCGGCACCGGACCGCGCCTTCAGGTGCGAACAAATGACAGCGCGCTGAACAAGCGTGTCAGCGATCTATTCGAGGCTTGGTCGCTGGCCATCGGGCTGGCGGAAAAGCTCCGCACCATGCGGCAATCCAAGGCGGTCGATGGGGAGTCGATTGGGCTTCTGAAAACAAACCGCAGGCTATCGACGCCCGTCACGCTCGACATCACGCCGATCGAGGCAGACCAGTGTGCAACGCCTGGGCTGTTTTTTCCAGACCCTCAATCTATCGACGGAATTGAGTTTGACGAGGATGGCAACCCGGCTTTCTACACAATTCTCAAGTCGCATCCAGGCGACCTGTTTAGCATCGATCCCGACTTCGATACCGTTCCAGCCAGGCTCGTGATTCACTGGTTCACAGCCGACAGGCCAAGTCAGTGTCGCGGCGTGCCCGAAGGCACCGCATCACTTGAACTATTCGCTCAACTGCGAAGGTTCACGCTTGCGACCATCGCCGCAGCCGAGACCGCCGCGGACTTCGCGGCAATGCTCGAAACGGAAGCGCCGCCGGAAGGATGTGAGACCGACGCTGATCCGTTTGAAGAGCTTGAGATCACGAAGCGAATGATGACGGTGCTGCCGTCAGGCTCAAAGCTCAATCAGCTAAAAGCTGAGCACCCAAGCACGACTTATCCCGACTTCAAACGGGAGAACATTAGCGAGGCTGCCCGCCCCTGGAGCATGCCCTACAACATCGCGGCGTGCAATTCGGCTGGATACAACTACTCATCGGGGCGGCTTGATCACCAAACGTATTTCAAAGCGATTGGTATCGAGCAATATCAATGCGAAACGGTAGTCCTGGAGCCGATTTTCAACGCCTGGATCACTGAGGCCATAGCGGCTGGGGTTATCCCTAAACTGGCGGACGGTTACCCGCATCAATGGTTCTGGGACGGCAACCTGCACGTTGACCCATCCAAGGAAGCGAACGCACAGGCCACGCTGCTAGAGAACAATACAACGACACTCGCCGACGAGTGGGCCGCCAAGGGGCACGACTGGCGCGAGAAGCTGCTCCAGCGGGCGGAAGAAATCCGCTTCATGGCAGAGAACGGAATCCCGCAAGGGAGCAAGGGCACGCCCGTCACTGACACCCAAACCGCCATTGAAGATCAGGTGGATGAAGCCATGCAAAATGCGAGCTATGGCCCGCGACGCATTCGCGCGAACGCGGCAATCAAGGCTCCAAAGAATTTCACCATTGAGGCAACCGGCAAGGTCGAGATTCAAGCCGGGCAAGCCGATGGCAAGCGGCCCACATTCAGCATCTCTGCTTATACCGGAGCCGTGATCCAAGTTGGCGGATTCTACACGCCAATCATCATTGATCTGGCTGGCTTCAAGGCGAGCCGCGAGAAAATCCCGATCCTGTTCAACCATGATGACTCGCGTGTAGTCGGGCAGACCGATTCAATCGCCATCGATGCAAGCGGCGTGCGGCTCACTGGCACGATCACGAGCGACCACGAAGACGCCGCGAACATCATCACCAACGCCAAGAACGGGTTCGATTGGCAGGCGTCGGTCGGTGCGTCGATTGTTCGCCAAGAGTTTTTGAAAGCGGGCGAGAAAGCGGTTGTGAATGGCCGCGATGTTACTGGCCCGCTCTTAATCGCGCGTGAAGCGCGACTCCATGAAACCTCGTTCGTTGCGATCGGGGCGGACAGCCAAACCAGCGTGGCTGTCGCGGCATCGAAACCCACTAGCTCCAAAGGAGCACACTCGATGAATCCATTTGATAAATGGATCGAGGCCAAGGGTTTCGACCCGGCGGCTCTCGATGATACGCAAAAAGCATCGCTCAAGGCGATGTACGACGCGGAGATTGCCGCTGCCGCAGTGGTAGCCGCCAAGACTCCAGAAGACAAGCCGAAAAAGGCCCTCAAGCTCCACGAGATTGTCGCGGAGGCCAAAGCCGAGGAAAAGCGGGTTGATGAGATCACCGCGATTGTCGCAAACGCTACCCGCGATTGGCCGAACCGGGCTGAAGAGTTTGGTCGCATGGCTGATGTGGCGATTGAAGCCAAGAGCACTCCGAGTGAATTCGAGCTTGAGATGCTTCGCGCGACACGAGCCCGCATTGCACCGGGCGGATACTTCAGCTCTGGCGACGCCAAGTCGAGCGCGAAGGTGATCGAGGCGGCCATCTGCCTGGATAGCCGACTTGAGAAGCCCGAGAAACACTACGACGAACGCACCTTGAACGCGGCGTCTGACCGATTCCCACACGGCATTGGTCTGCGTGACCTGCTCATGATGTCCGCTCGCGACAACGGCTACAGCGGCCACACATCAAGCGACGTGCGCGGCCTGCTCGAAGCGGCGTTCCGTGGCGGCATTCGTGCCAATATGGGATTCAGCACGATCAGCCTGCCGGGCATTCTGAGCAATGTCGCCAACAAGTTCCTGGTCGAGGCTTTCATGGCAGTCGAAAGCGGCTGGCGTGACATTGCTTCAACGAAGTCCGTTCGCGACTTCAAGGCGAATTCGTCTTACGCGCTGACCGGCAATTTCACCTATGAGAAAGTCGGTGCGGGTGGTGAACTGAAGCACGCCACTGTAGGCGAAGAGACCTACACCGTGCAGGCCGAAACCTACGGCAAGATGTTTGCCATCACGCGAAAGGACATCATTAACGATGACCTTGGTGCGCTGACGGGGATTGCCCGCAGGCTCGGTCGTGGCTCGGCACTGGCAATCAACGAAGTCTTTTGGACTGAGTTTCTTGCAGACGTGACAGTCTTTTGGGCATCAGGACACAGCAACGTTAGCACTGGCGGCGGCTCCGCTCTCGCCTCCGCTGGCCTGAAGGCGGCCATGCAGGTGGCTCGCAAGCAGACCGACCCGGACGGCAAACCGCTTGGCGTCACGCCGCGAATCCTCTTGGTTCCGCCGGAACTAGAGATTACGGCCGATGAGCTGATGACATCGGTGCAAGTCAACACCGGTGGCTCAAGCTCAACGGACAAGGTGCCAAACCGGAACGTATGGGCGTCCAAGTTCAAGCCTGTTGTGAGCACCTACCTTTCCAATGCCACAATCACCGGTTACAGCACAACCGCATGGTGGCTACTGGCCGACCCACGCGACTTGTCCACGATTGAGGTTGCGTTCCTCAATGGCCGCGACATGCCCGTGATTGATACCGCCGAGGCGGATTTCAATACGCTTGGCGTGCAATTCCGTGGCTACCACGACTTCGGCGTGAACAAACAAGAGTACCGGGCAAGCGTTCGCTCTGCCGGGACGTAATCCGCGTCAAGAACCGCTTACAAGAAAGCATTCACCTTACAGAGGGTTACTCACATGGCAGAGGCAGTACGGTACGCCGAAGGCAACTCGATTGACTACACGCCGAGTGGCGCGGTTGTCGCCGGTCAAGTTATCGACCTTGGCGACTTTGTTGGAATCGCCGAGGTTCCAATCGCGGACGGAGAGAAGGGAGCGCTCGCTATCGAGGGTCTCTTCTACGTCCTGAAGAAAACCGGCGAGACGTGGGCGGTTGGCGAGACTGCCTACTGGGATGACGGCACAAACACCGCATCGAACACCTCGTCTTACAGTGAGGCTGCGATGGGCTTGATTGTTGCTATCGCGGCCGAGACCGATCTGGGCGGATACGTCAAGCTCACGCCCGGCGTTGTCCGCTCTTGATCCTCCGCTCGCCCGCCACGTTCGCTCTTTCCAGTCGGGCTTGCGTGGCGGGTTCTTTGATTAAGGAGGGCCAAGGTGTGGCGATCACGACAGCACAGAGAAACGCAGGCGCGTATCAAATCATTCTCGACATGGCGACCGAGTTTCCAGGCGAGTGCGATGCAATCGCGTGGATCATCGTGCGTGCGGTGAAGCTCGGGACGGCAACTCAAAAGGAGATCGCCAAGGCGATACTGAACGGCATGGTGCAGGCAGCGACCGGACAAGACCCGACCGGAAACGCAACGCTCAAACACCGCGTGCGACATCGACTGGCGGAAGCTCTCACTCGGTTTTCAGACCATAACGGCGGGCTGAATCTCGCAGATTGTTTCGACGCGGAGGCAATCGTAGTTACATGAGCCTCACGCAATTTAACGGTCGCGGTCCGCTTGTACCTGGGTTCTGCTTGAACGCGGCGAATTCGCTTGGTGTTGCTGCCTTTGGGCCAATTGACGCAACCGGGGAAAAGCTCGGCATCACAGGACGATACTGGAATCCAACCGGCGCGACCAAGAATATCGAGCGGATTGGGTTCCGATTCGGAAGTGTGACCAAAGCGGGCGGCAGTGCGCTCACGCTATCGCTCCAAGATGCGGCGACAGCCGCCGCGCCTGGGCAACCTGATGAGACACAGGACCAGACGGTTGCGATTGCCAACGCCGATTCGACATTCGCGACGAGCGCGTGGCACAGGACGGGCACGCTCAGCGCTACGCGAAGTCTCGCTCCAGGCTCGATCGTTTCTGTAGTGCTCGAATTTGATGGCGGCGGACGGCTTGGCGCGGACGCCGCAAATATGTCGTTTTTGCTTCCCGTCGGCTCCGTGCTCCAGCAAAACTATCACTCGCTAGTCAGTGCCGTGAAAGCGGGGTCATGGGCAATTCAGAATAATTGCCACTACCCGAATATCGTCTTCGAGGCGACCGATGGGACGTTCGGTTCTTTCGAGGGCGGCATCATCTTTTCGGCCACCGGGACCTATGTGCTTCAGACCGGCACGACGCCCGATGAAGTCGCGATCAAGATCGTCTTGACTCGCGAAATTCTCATTGACGGCATTTATGCCACGGCACTCGCGAGCGCGACGAATGCAACCTTTGACGTGGTGCTTTACGACAGCGGCGGGACCGCACTGGAAACAGGATCGTTCAATCCGTTCCAGTCGTGGAATGTGACGCAGTACCTTACGGCTGTCCACAATTTCGTGCCGCGCACGCTTGCCGCTGGGACTTACTATGTTGCACTCAAGCCAACGGCGGCCGTGAATGTGACAGGCGTTTACATCGACGTGGATAACGCGGCGCATCTTCTGCTGAATCCTTTTCCGAACGGCACCTACGTGACGCGCACCGACGCGGGCGCTTGGTCCGAGACGACAACCCGCATGCCATTTCATGGCTTTCGCCTGGCGGGCGTCCATCAGAGCGGCGGCGGAGTTGGGCCACTTATCGACGGGAGATTGATCCGTGCTTAATCTCGGAACCATCCGACCAGGACGCACCATCTATCTTCCGTTTGACACGTTCGCGAGCGCAACCGGCGCGCCGATCACCATGACCGGATTCGCTGTCACCGACATCAAGATTTACAAGAATGGCTCGACGACCGAGCGGAGTAGCACGAGCGGATTTGCTTTGCTCGACACGGATGGCATCGACTTCGATGGAATTACTGGAGTTCACGGTTGCTCGATCGACCTTTCCGACAATTCGGATGCAGGCTTTTATTCGGCGGGCGCGACCTATTTCGTCGTGGTCTCGACAATCACGGTGGACAGCCAAACGATGTCTTTCGTGGCTGGATGGTTCCGCATTGGCTACGACGCGGCGGTACTCAACACAACGATCGCGACCCTCTCAACGCAAACCTCGTTCACTCTGACCGCTGGGCCGGCAGAAGACGACGCGCTTAATGGCATGTGGCTGATGTTCCACGATGTTGCAAGTGCGGTTCAGCAGGCGGTCGGTTTGGTGCTGGATTACACGGGATCGACAAAGACGGTGACTCTGGCAGCGGGGCCGACGTTCACCATCGCGGCAACCG